GGTTAGAAGAAGATGACTTTCGTAAAAATGGCGGAGTGATGAATCACGAAACAGTAGATTCTATTACAAAACGTCGTAAACCATTTACTGTAGATTATACAGGTTTTGGTTGGGTACTTATTCAAAAAGGAGTTTTTGAAAATCTTGAATACCCTTGGTTTGCACCAAAAATGCAAGTCTTTGAATCAGGTAATGTTCAAGATATGTGCGGTGAAGATGTTTCATTCTGTCTTGATGCAAAAGATGCAGGATTTGACATTTGGTGCGATCCCCGCATTCGTGTCGGACACGAAAAAACACGCATTATCTAATGAAAGAACTTCTTTATAATATTCTTTACAAAGGTCGTAAAATATATCAGAATCTTACTGCAGATGAATGTAGTGAGATTCTTCAGGATCTTTCTGAACAATTTTATGAAGGTGCTGATATTGATCCAAATTTAATTGAACTGGAGGAAATTTATGAATAAGAATAATTTTGTGCCGGGAAGGCCAAAAAAAACTCGCCAAGGTTGCTCGTCTAGAACGCTTCTCTCGGCAACTTCTCGCAATAAAAAGAAAAAAGCATATCGAGGACAAGGAAAATAATAATTGAGAGAGGAACTTAAAGTTTCTCTCTCTTTTTTTATAGATAGTTTTAAAAGTAAAAAATTTATGTCTTGTTTAATTTGCAATTTACCATCTCAAGAAGTATGGGTTAGAAAAGAATATCTAACGGATCATCAAAGTGGATTTGGTGAATTCGTAAAAGGAATATGGATAAGTGCAAAATCAATTCCAGGAAGAGCATTTTATTTTGAAACTTATCTTCCAGAGTATGCAGCAATGTATGACAAATTGCCCGTCAGTGCCTTCTGTAGTCGTCCAGAAGTGCCCTCTCCTGACTTAGACCTACCTAACCTTCAATTTTGGAATTGTATGGATTATGGAGTCGTTGCGATACATAAACAATTTATTGGAAGTATGGATTATGAGTTATACACTCGTGATTTTGGTACACAAAAAGGAACATATATTTGTACTTTAGATAATTATCATCAAGATCCAGATGTAATTGACTATGCAACAAGTGAAAATCCAGCAGAACATAAGTCTCACAATCTTATTGAGTTAGATAATGGTCAATTTGCACTATATCCAAACAATCGAATGCGTATATATGATAACAGTTTAACTCCAAAAGAACCTAAAAAACCAGATTTCAAGGTCTCCACAAAATATTATCAAGTTGAAAATGGATATGATCGACTTGGTATGGGAAATGAAGATGAATATTTTTGGAAAACTGCAAAAGAAAGAGAAAATAATTTTTAAATTTAATGATAAATAAATTATAACTGCAGGATAAGAGTGCCTTTAGAACGGGTAAATCAAGGATTTAAAGATATTAGTATGACATTTCAGGTAAATCCCCTGAATAATGATTTAATTGCACTCAGAAATGAGAATTCAATTTCCCGATCAATACGAAACATTGTATTTACACTTCCTGGGGAAAAATTTTTTAATGAGAATTTTGGTTCTAGAATCTCAAGATCACTTTTTGAGAACATGGATGATATTTCAGCATCAGTAATTGTAGATGAAATTAGAGAATCGATTCAAAATTATGAACCCAGAGTTAATTTAATTGATGTTGAAGCATTTCCAAATTATGATTCAAATGATTTTGAAGTTACGATTACTTATGAAATTATAGGAGCAGATGTTCCTGCACAACAATTAGAGTTCGTCTTGCAACCATCTAGATAAAATGCCATTAGTTAATTTCTCTAACCTGGATTTCGACCAGGTAAAAACTTCCCTTAAAGATTATCTTAGGGCAAATTCTAATTTTACTGATTATGATTTTGAGGGATCTAACTTATCAACAATTATTGACGTATTAGCATATAATACTTACATTACTTCATATAATGCAAATATGATTGCAAATGAAGTATTCATTGATAGTGCCACTTTAAGAGAAAATGTGGTTGCATTAGCAAGAAATATTGGATATTTACCTAGATCAAAAAAATCTGCAAGAGCTACTATTAGTTTTTTTGTTGATACAACAAATATTAATCCACCTCCATCTAGTTTAACTTTAAGAAAAGGTCCTATTGCTTCTACTTCTGGATCTTTTGGTAATGAATCGTTTGTGTTTTCAATTGTAGAAGATATAACAGTTCCGGTATTTAATAATATCGCATCATTTGATGATATAGAAATCTATGAGGGAACTTTATTAACTTCAAATTTTACATATAGTTCTTTAAATCCGAATCAAAAATTTATTCTTCCAAACTCTGGAATTGATACTGACCTAATTTCAGTTACAGTAAAACCAAATCAACAATCAACAACGGGAGTCAAGTATAGTATTCAAGATAGTCTTTTTGACATTGATCCAGATTCAAAAGTTTATTATGTTCAAGAAATCGAAGATGAAAGATATGAAATATTTTTTGGTGATAATATTTTTGGGAGGTCATTAGAAGAAGGTAATTATATTACAGCAGATTATATTATTACAAATGGAGATAGTGCAAATGGAGTCAGTCAATTTTCTTTTGCCGGAAGATTAACATACTCAAGAAATGGTGTTGAGTATACAGTAACTTCTGGTATTTCTCTTCTCACCACAGGATTGATTGCTTCTGGAGGAGAAAATATTGAATCTGTAGAGTCAATTAAAAAGTTTGCTCCAAGAATATACGCAACACAGAATAGAGCACTTACTGCAAATGATTATGAATCTTTAATACCATCAAAAATATATCCAGAAACAGAATCAATATCAGTATTTGGAGGTGAAGAACTTAACCCTCCACAATATGGAAAAGTTTTTATTAGTATTAAACCAAGATCTGGTGATTTTTTGCCAAACTTAATAAAGGAAAATATTAAGTTAAAGTTAAAAAAATATGCGGTTGCTGGAATTGTTCCTGAAATTTTAGATCTAAAATATTTGTATATTGAGATAAATTCAAAGATATATTACAACTCAAATCTTGCTCCAAATGCCGAATATGTTTCTGACATTGTTCAAAAAAATGCCAACAAATACGCAGAATCTACTGAATTAAATAGATATGGTGCAAGATTCAAATATAGTAAATTCTTAAAAATAATCGATCAAAGTCATGAATCAATAACATCAAATATTACAACCGTTCAAATGAGAAGGGATTTGAGAGTTGTTTTGAATACTTTTGCAGAATATTCTATTGGATTTGGTAATGAATTTTATATTCAAAATATAAATGGATATAATATAAAATCCTCAGCATTTAAGGTAAGTGATTTGCAAGAAGATGTTTATCTCTCAGATATTCCAAATTCTAATCGTGAAACTGGATCTTTGTTCTTATTTACTGTTCCAAATTTGAATTCAACACAAGCAACGATTGTAAAAAGAAATGTAGGGACAATTGATTATGTTAATGGAATTATAACTTTGAATCCAATTAATATTATATCTGGAAAAATTAAAGATGGTCAAACAATTATTGAAATATCTACAATACCAACATCAAATGATGTTATTGGATTACAGGATTTATATTTGCAACTAGATATTAATAACAGTATCTTTGAGCCAATTATAGATGAAATTTCTTCAGGATTAGATCCATCAGCATCTAATTACATCGTAACTTCAAGTTATGCTAACGAAAATTTAGTAAGATCATAAAATGCTAGAAAAAAGAGTTAAAATCAACGAGATTGTTCAAAATCAAATTCCTTTATATGTTAGTAATGAGTTTCCATTAATATCAAACTTTTTGGAGCAATATTATATTGCACAAGAATTTCAAGGTGCTCCCATTGATTTAATTCAAAATATTGACCAATATATAAAAGTTGACCAATTAACTAATCTTACTGAATCAGTAGTTCTTGGAAGTTCAATTTCATTTGATGATGAAACAATAACGGTTGATCCTGTAGAATCTCCTTCAGGAACTGATGGATTTCCAGATTCTTATGGATTAATAAAAATAAACGATGAAATAATTACATATACTGGAAAAACAGATTATTCTTTTACTGGTTGTATTCGTGGATTTAGTGGAGTTACATCTTATAAAGAAGAAGGAAATCCCGAAAGTTTAGTTTTTGAGGAATCTGAATCCGCAGAACATACTCAAGGATCAACGATTTCAAATTTGAGCATTTTATTTTTAAAAGAATTTTTATTAAAAGTAAAATATCAACTTCTTCCTGGATTCGAAGATAGAGAATTTTCCAGTGACTTAAATGAAAATCTTTTTATAAAGAATTCTAAAGATTTTTATCTAAGTAAAGGAACTGATAGATCATTTGAAATATTATTTAAAGCATTGTATGATGAGGAAGTAAAAATTATACGACCGGGAGATTTTCTTTTAACTCCATCAAATGCACATTATATTATTACAAATGATATTGTTGTAGAAAGTTTTGAAGGAAATCCTGAAGATCTTGAAAATTCTACATTATTTCAAGATTCTTATGGAGATCAAATTACAAAAGCATATGCCCCAATAACTTCAGTAGAAAAAATTGTATCTGGTATTGGCAATACATTTTATAAGTTATCTTTAGATGCTGGATATGATAGAGATATTACAGTTGATGGAGCAGTTTATGGTGATTTTTCAGTAATTCCCAAAACAAAAGTAATCGGACAAGTATCTTCTGGATCAACTTACTTTGAAGTTGATTCAACAGTAGGGTTTCCTACATCTGGGGAACTTTATGTTACTTATGATGATCAATCTTCTGGAGTAATTTCATATACTTCAAAATCATTGACTCAGTTCTTTGGATGCTCCAATATCATTGGAACTATTCTAGATTCTGAAAATGTTGGGATTAATACTTATGCATATGGAACATCTTTTAGAAATCAAAATGAAATAATTAAAGTTAAAATTAATTCTGTTTTGAATAGTTTAGATTATCCAGATAATACAAAATATTATAGAAGTGGAAATACTGCTAGAATTAGAACTTTAGGAGTATCTGATTCCTCATTTAAAGCAAAAAATTGGTTTTACAACATATCTCCAATATATAATGTTAAAAATCTAGAATTATTAGATGATTCTGATAAAACTTATAGAGTTACATTAAATGTTGATAATTATTTCAGAATTGGAGATTCTGCAGTAATTAACGGAAGTGATGGAGTTTCCAGGGAAACAGTTATTATTGATGTTAACTCTTCTAGAACTTTTTCGATCAAGGGTCAAGGAGATTTGCCCCTAAATGCAAGATATACTATTAAAAGAAATATCTTGAGAGGTGTATCAAATACTTTTTCTAGTGCATCGAAGTATGTTACTAACATACAAAATTTATATAAAGATAAAAATGATAGTAAATTACTAGTTGCATCATCTTCAATTCCTTCATATAATTTACAACCATTAAATGTATCAAATAGATTAGTATTATTTTCCGGAACGTTTATTGGAGATGAGTTTAAAATTACTGAGAATAGTGATCATGGTTTTTATACAGGAGATGCTGTCTATTATACTCCAGAAAAAATTACAGAATCGTATTTTGATGAAAATGGAGATCTTGCAACTAGAGAAGTTGTAAACTCTATATTATTTGAAGAAGGTCTTTATTATGTTCATAGAATAAATTCTACTACGATAAAATTATCAAGAAGTAGAAATGATATATACCTATCAAAATTTATTTCATTAGATAATCCAGCAACAGTATCTAATAATAAATTAGAACCTTATGATCTTAGATTTAAAACTTTAGAATCTCAAAAAATACTTAGAGAAATTGCTCTACCATTACAAGATGGAGAAACAACAGAATCTTCTCCTGGTTATACAGGTATTTTAATTAATGGAGTAGAAATTTTAAATTATAAGTCAAAAGATGTTGTTTATTATGGTGGAATAGATGACATTGAAGTCATTTCTCCTGGATCAAATTATGATATTTTAAATCCACCACTTTTAAGTATCACCGATGAAGTTGGAGTTGGTGCAACAGGATTTCCTGCAGTTTCTGGATCTCTTCGTGAAATTAGAATTTTAGATTCTGGATTTGATTATATAGAAACTCCAACCATAAAAATTACTGGCGGAAATGGAACTGGAGCAGTTGCTTCAGTAAATATGAAATTGATTGATCATTCTTCTTCTTTTAATGCTGATGCTCCATCAAAAAGGATAGGAATTGGATCAACACTATCGACAATTGGATTTGGAACTTATCATAAATTTAAAAATGCAGAACAAGTAATTTATATTACAAACTCACAAAAATCAGTAAGTGGAATTATTACAAATTCATCTTACTTTGTTTCTACGGAGGATGAGTATACCATTAAACTTCACAAAACAGAAGAAGACGCAATTGCAGGAATTAATACAATTGTTCTTTCTGGATATGGTGAAGGAGTTCAATCATTCAAATCTATCAATAAAAAATCTGTAGTTGATTCGATTAATGTTGTATCATCGGGATTTAATTATCAAAATAAAAAAAGAACATGCTCTTCAAGTGGTATAAGCACGTCATTAAATCTCATTAACATTAAAAATCATGATTATAATTCCGGAGAAATAGTCAAGTATACATGTGAAGGCACAGAGGTAGGTGGTCTTACTAATGGATCAGAATATTACCTTACAAAAATTAATGATGATGAGTTTAAACTTTCTAATGTAGGATCTGGATCTACGAGTGAGGATTTCTTTTATAGAACAAATCAATATATTAATTTTTCTTCAGTTGGAGTAGGAACTCATATTTTTAATTACCAAGATATCACAGTTTCTTTATCTGGAGAGATTGGAATATCTTCAGTTGGATCGGAAACTTTTCAAGCAAAAATTCAACCAATATTTAGAGGAGAAATAACATCTGTACATTTATCCGATAGTGGATCTGGATATGGATTTGCTGGTATTATAAACTTCAATAAACAACCAAACATTTCTTTAGTATCTGGAGAAGATGCTCAACTTTTTCCTGTAGTTAACGATGGAAAAATTATAGAGGTTCTTGTTTTAAATTCGGGTAAAAAATACAATTCCCCTCCAAATTTAGTAATAAATGGAGATGGTATTGGAGCAGTTTTAACTCCAGTGATTGAAAATGGATTATTAACTTCAGTAAATGTAATTTCTCAGGGATCTGGATATACTCAAGGAAATACTTCTGTTGAAGTTTTATTCCCTGGATCAGGAGCAGAGCTCAAATCAAATATTCAAAAATGGAACATAAATCTTTTCCAAAAAAACATAACAAGAGTTACGAGTGATGATGGATTTATTGAAAATGGAATTAATGAAAATTTCGGATTACAATATTGCCACATATATGCCCCAAGAAGATTTAGAGAAATAGTATATTCAGTAAATCAATCCGGAGAAACCTTATATGGGAAAAAAGACTTAAGAACATTCAATGGTATAGAGGTTGCTTCATCAGATCACTCCCCAATCATTGGATGGGCATATGATGGAAATCCCATATATGGTCCTTATGGTTATTCTACAAAGAGGGGTGGTGTTATTTCTCAGATGAAATCTGGTTATGAATTAAAATTAAAACCAGGAAGACCACCTACGAGTTTGTATCCAGAAGGTTTTTTTGTAGAAGACTTCACCCACTCGAATGTTTCTGATGAAAGCGTTCTTGATGAGCATAATGGTAGATTTTGCGTTACGCCTGAATTCCCAGAGGGAACTTACGCTTACTTTGCAACAATTAATGAAGGATCTGCCGATTCTTCTGGAACTTTTAGTGGATTTAAAAGGCCAAAGTTCCCATATTTTATTGGAAATTCTTTCAAATCAACTCCAAATGAATTCAATTTCAAAAAATCATCCAATCAAGATGATTATGATTTGAATAATGAAGAATGGTATCGAAATACTCAACCGTATAATTTAATCGAAGGAAATCTTAGATATCAGTATTTTGATATCCCAAATGATCTTTCTCAAACTATTGATATTGAATCAGTTTCTCCAGGAACTATTGATAGTATTGGAATCAATTCTGGTGGAAATTTATATCAAGTTGGAGATCAAGTAGTATTTAATAATGAAAACACAAGTGGATCCGGAGCATCTGTAGAAGTTTCTAAAATTTTAGGGAAATCTGTCAACAATATTAGTGTTGCTTCAAGTACAATATCAGATCTAGAAGTATACCCAGGAAATAATAAAGGGGAGTATATTTTATTTGCAAATCATCCTCATAACTTTAATGATAAAGATTTTGTAGTTATTTCTGGGTTATCAACAACTTCATCAAAAATAGGAGGAAATTACTCTGCAAAGATAACAACAAATACACTTGATCTTGTTGGAGTAGGATCACTTTCTTCTGGAATTGGATCCGATGGAGTAACTGGAATAGTAACTTACTTGAATGTTTCTGGAAATCTTTCATATCCAAATATTAGAGAAAATGATATTCTTACTATTGAAAATGAAAAGTTAAAAGTTCTTAATGTAAGCCCAGAAACTTCTAGAATAAGAGTTATTAGATCTTTTGGAGGAACCATAGGAACTGGACACTCTGTTGGATCTGCCATTATTGAAGATCCTAGAAAACTTTATATTAATGCAGGATTTAACACTACATATGATTATAGAATTAACAAACAAATATATTTTAATCCTATAGAATCTATTGGTTTAGGTTCTTCGGATGGAGTTGGTATTGGTACAACAATATTCTTTTCAAACCCGGGAACAGGACTAACCCAACTATACATCCCAACAAGAACTGTTTACATCAAAAACCACAATTTATTGACAGGAGACCAGTTAACTTATTCTCCAAATGGTGGAAGTGGTATAGAAGTTCTCGTAAATTCAACGTCTGGAATTAGTACATTAGTTGATCAAGAAACTTTGTATGTAGCAAAAATATCCGACGATTTAGTTGGTCTTTCGACG